GCAAGTGGTATGGTTGAACCAACGACAATGATGTTTCACCGACATCGCATTATCGTCGCCATACGTACACAATCTCACATTGCTAGCGAATGATTCCTTCACCGATGGGTTCATAGCGTAATAAACATAACGCATCATGATTGAATTGCACATGCTGTTCAGCTGAACCGTAATCAGGTTACCGGATGGGTTTCCATTGGCAAAGCGGTACACATCTCCTTCAAAAATCACATTAGGGTGAATAATGTCAGAGAGAGCACCACGAACCATCTGGAGTTCATCATCGCTCGCACCAGCTTCGGCATACATTTCGACAATAATCTGCGAGGCTGCTCCTGTAATTTGAGCAGCCATTGTCGTGTCGAAGCCTGAGAAATCTCCAGCAATCATATTGGTTTTGCTGTAACCTGTCAAATGATCATGGAATTCCTTCCAATCAGATGACATCGGGTTGATACCTACTAAACATTCAGTTTCTTCCCAAAATTCATTCATGAATTTGGCTACGCCACCCAAAGCTTGTCTTCCCGCAAGAAGAATCGCAAATGAGCTCCCGTAAAATTTTCGCACTTTTTCATATGCTTTATTCCACTCCAAGAGTTCATTCACTTTGCTATGGGCTTTCCAGATTGCCTCAGCTCGTTTCCCTTCCAGCCAGCAGGCATTAACACGATTCACTTCTCCCTCAATATCATGCTCACTCTCAATTACACGGGGTACTTGAGGAGCATTGGGATCCAATGGATCGCGTTTCAAATGCTTGCTTTTACTATTATTAAGGGGATGCCCTGTCGAAGTTTGGCTTGGGATTGCTCCCATGCCAAAATCGCCAGTACCATCCAAAGCTTCCTGCAAGGAATAGCGACGTAGCATCTCTTTGCTCTTGTCTACATTTTTCCTCACTGTCGTCAGCATAACCGATTTGAAATCAGTAATAGCCTTGACAAGGATAGCTCCCTCATAGTGTTGAACTGGTTTGGTCAACTTGTTGAGTGTCTTCATACTCTTCTCAATATCATTCGGATCGACCGGTGGTCGATGCGCGTTTTTACCAAGATTTTCTGCGACACCCTTAAAAGGAGTTTTCATGTACGGTGTCCGGTTGAACGCTCTCTCAGGAGCTCCATCTTTGTGGAGTTTCCCAAAATAGGTCACACGGGAATTTTCTTGATTCCCATCTGCACGTTGGTACAGCGGTACAC